GAGATTGTTGATGTTTGTACCACTATATTAAAAGAGTTGAATAGTAGAACATTTCAACTCCGTGACTTTATAGCATGGGAAAGATTTATTCAAGGTGTCTGATCTAGCACTCTATAAAAAGAACGAAGCATTCATCAATTTCGAATGTGAAAAAAGTATTGCTCAAGAGATGAGCGACTACTTTACTTTTTATGTTCCTGGTTATCAATATACCCCTCAATACAAATCGCGTGTGTGGGATGGTAAGATCAGACTTGCTGACTTACGATCATTCACAATTTATCACGGACTCATACCGTACATACAAAAGTTTTGTGATGAGCGCGATTACAAACTAGATATCGATCCTGCTGTTTCTGTTACTACAGAATTCTCGGGTGTCGAAGCAAGAGAACTAATTCAGTCTCTTAACTTACCATTCGAAGTAAGAGAATATCAATGGAAGTCTTTTCTCCATGCTGTGCGTAATAAGCGTGTATTGTTACTATCACCAACAGCATCAGGTAAATCTTTAATACTATATCTCATTTTGAGATACTTGCAACAAGATCATCAGAGAGGTTTACTAATCGTACCTACAACTTCTCTTGTCGAACAGATGTTTACAGACTTCAAATCATACGGTTATGATTCAGACGAATACTGTCATCGACAATACTCTGGTAAAGAAAAACATACAAACAAGTTTCTCACTATCACTACTTGGCAGTCTATCTACAAGAACGAACCAGAATACTTTGAACAGTTTGATTTTGTTCTAGGTGACGAAGCGCATCAATTCAAAGCTAAATCTCTAACTACGATTCTTTCGAATTGTATAAACTCTAAATACAGGATAGGTACTACAGGAACTCTTGACGGTACACAAACACATAGACTAGTGCTAGAAGGTTTGTTTGGTCCTGTATATCAAGCTACTTCTACTGCTGAACTGATTGAGAAGAAGCAATTAGCAGACTTTAGTATTAAATGTTTGATACTGAAGCATCCCGTTGAAATATGTAAAGCAGCACGTGGTTGGGACTATGATGCTGAAATGCATTACATCGTTAGAAATAATGCCCGCAACAAGTTTATCAAGAACTTAGCACTATCTCTTGAAGGTAACACTCTTATATTGTTTCAGTTTGTTGAGAAGCATGGTAAAGAATTATATCCAATGATCGAATCTGAAGCAAAAGATCGTAAAACCTTTTTCGTCTACGGAGGTACTGAAGTTGCTGACAGAGAATCTATTCGCGCAATTACCGAGAAAGAAAAAAGAACGATCATTGTCGCTTCTTACGGTACTTTCTCTACAGGCATTAACATTAGGAATTTACACAATATTATTTTCGCTTCTCCGTCCAAGTCTCGCGTTAGGAACTTACAATCAATTGGTAGAGGACTAAGAATAGGAGATGACAAAGAACAGGCAGTCTTGTTTGATATTGCTGATGATTTTCGTATAGGCAAATTTGCCAATTTTACATTGAAACATTTCATAGAACGTGTTAAAATATACGATGATGAAAAATTCAACTACAAGTTTTACAACATAGAGTTAAAAAATGAATAATGCACAATCAGTAAAAATAGTGAGACTTCAGAGTGGTGAAGACATTATTGCTAATTATATTGAGAATGAAGAAACTGAAATGGTTCAGTTGGATAACCCAATGCATCTTATTTTTAAGAGAACAACTAAAGGTACTGTTATGTTGATGTTACCTTGGTTGCCCATTGAACTGATTAAAGTTAATTCAGCTATGATTTACACTTCAGATATTCTTACGGTATACGAACCTAAAGATGATTTGATTTTGTATTATGATAACATCGTCAATGAATCACAGATCAAAGAACTTATGGAAGAAGAAAGCCTTATTGATAAGTTAAATATGAGTGAAGATTATGAAGATGAAGATTATGATGAGGAAGATGCTGGAGAAGAATCTCCTCTGACTAAAGAAGAACTTAATGAAATCATCTCTAGGAAGAGGTCTAGTAGATTACATTGAAACGGAACACCACCACTATAACAGTTGTCAAGCACTAAATGAGGCGAATATGAGCGAGAAGAAACCAAAACATTATGTAAACAATGCCGACTTCTTAGCGGCATTAGTCAAGTACAAAAAAGATTGTGCAGAAGCGGCAGCAAACACCAAGCCCGATCCGCAGATTCCTAACTACATTGGCGAATGCTTTTTGAAGATTGCAGAACACTTATCACGCAAACCCAATTTTATTTCCTATTCGTTTAGGGATGAAATGATTGCAGACGGCATCGAGAATTGCCTTATGTACTTTCGTAACTTTGATGAAACGAAATCAAGTAACCCATTCTCTTATTTTACACAGATCATATACTATGCATTTCTTCGCCGAATTATGAAAGAGAAGAAACAATTGTATGTCAAATACAAAGCTACCGAACAGTTTGGTATACTTGATGAGTATGAGTTGTATGAAGATGTAGATGGTACAATGAAACAGTTTCAGATGTACGATAACATTTCTGAATTCATTCAGACATTTGAGGAAAACAAAAAGAAGAAAAAAGAAGGTAAAACAAAAGGACTGGAAAAGTTCTTTGAAGAATCACCCGATTCTGCTTGACAGTAAACAACTAACACTATATAATTCTACTTTATGAAAATAGCGATTCTTGGTGATACCCATCATGGAATGCGAGGCGACTCGCTTGAGTTCCATAGGTACTACAAAAAATTCTACGACAATGTATTCTTTCCGTATCTGATCGAAAACAAGATCACTACGGTGTTTCAACTTGGCGATTTGTTTGATAGGCGAAAGTTTATCAATTTCAATTCGTTGTATCTGTGTCGTAAGTATTTCTTTGATGTACTCAAAGACAACAACATTCAATTTTATACCCTGCTTGGTAATCACGATATTTCTTATCGTAATACGCTTGAGGTAAACTCATCTCAATTACTGTTGAATGAATATAAGAACATTACCATCTTTGATGATTTTAATGTATTAAATTTTGATGGCGTTGATGTTGATATTGTTCCTTGGTTGTGTTCAGACAACGAAGAATCTATCACAGAAAAGATGAAGCAAAGCAAATCACAAATTTGTTTTGGGCACTTTGAAATCAAAGGTTTTGAAACTATGCCAGGTGAAGCATCACCGATAGGGCTTGACAAATCTTTCTTTTCAAAGTATGATATGGTACTCAGTGGACACTTTCATCATAAATCAGATGACGGACAAATCTATTATGTCGGTACTCCGGGTGAGATGACTTGGTCTGACTATAACGATCCTCGCGGGTTTCAGTTGTTCGATACTGATACCCGTGAGATGGAATTCATTCAGAATCCATATCGTATGTTTCATAAGATTCGGTATGATGATGAGAAACAAGATTTTGAATATTGGAAGACTTTTGACTTCGATGCATACAAAGAAACATACGTGAAAGTTATTGTAATTAACAAACAGAATCCATACCTGTTCGATAACATGCTAGATAATCTATATAAAGCAAATGCTGCTGATATATCTGTTGTTGAAGACTTCACAGATACTAACAGCATTATTGATGATAAAGAAATTATTGACCAAGCAGAAGATACGATGACTATCTTAGGCAAATACATTGATAACTTGACGCTCAACGTTGATTCAGATAAGATCAAGGTACTAATGCGTGAATTATACGTTGAAGCATTGAACACAGAAACTACAGACTGAATGATAACATTTCGTACCTTGCGTTGGAAGAACCTTCTTTCAACAGGCAATTATTTTACTGAAATAAAACTAAACAACAATGTACATACTTTAATTGTTGGGCAGAATGGTTCTGGCAAATCAACAATGCTGGATGCTTTATGCTTTGCTCTTTTTGGTAAAGCGTTTCGTAACATCAACAAGCCTACTCTTCTTAACTCTATCAACAGTAAAGATTGTGTTGTTGAAGTTGAATTTATTGGCAACAATAAATCTTACAAGATTGTTCGGGGTATCAAACCCAATCTGTTTGAAATCTATCAAGATGGTGAACTACTGAATCAAGATGCTGCATCAAGAGACTATCAAGAGTATCTTGAGAAGTTTATTCTGAAGCTAAACTTTAAATCGTTCACGCAAATTGTCATTCTAGGTTCAGCATCATTCACACCGTTCATGCAGTTATCTGCTTCTGATCGCCGTGCTATTATTGAAGACTTGTTAGACATTCAAATCTTTTCGACAATGAATAATCTTCTGAAAGAGAAGTTGTCTAATAATAAAGACTTGATTGCAAGTAAAAAATATGAGATCGATCTTGCGAAACAAAAATTTGATATGCAAGAAAAACATATCAAAGATTTGAAACAAGACAATGAAGTTAGGATCAAAAAGTATGAAGAAGATTTACAGAATACTCTTGCTGCCGTACAAGACCTTTACTCCAACAATACCGTGTTTTCGAGCGAAGTCGATGCACTTCAAAACGCTATTTCTAGCAAACTTGAAGTGGAGAATAAACTCAAGACGATTACAAAAATTGAATCGCAGATTGAAACACTGCTATCCAAACATAAACGCGATATCGGTTTCTTTCAACAGAATGATAATTGTCCAACCTGTAGGCAAGCCATTGCCTTGGGGTTTAAAGAAGAAGAACTTGCTTCCTTGCATTCCAAATCGCAAGAGTGTGAAGAAGGACTGAAAAAGATAGAATCAAAGATTATCAATCAACAGAACAAGTTGAATGATATCAATGAAAAGCAAAAGAAGATTCAGCAGCTACAGATCAAGATTGCTACTACTAACACTTCAATCACCGAAACGAACAAGTACAGCGACAAGTTGAAGAAGCAGATTGATGAACTTAAAGAATCAAAGGTAGTGACAGACCGAGAGCAATCAGACCTAAAAGAGTTAAAGGATCGTTTGTCTGCACTAGAAGAAGAGTTGAAAGAACTAATACAAGATAAATCATACTATGAAGTTGCCTCAGGATTGTTGAAAGATACAGGTATCAAGACTAAGATTATTCGTCAGTATTTGCCAATCATCAATAAACTAGTCAACAAATATTTAGCATCACTAGACTTCTTTGTGAATTTCAATCTTGATGAATCTTTCAAAGAAACAATTAAATCGCGCCATCGTGATGATTTTTCTTACAACAATTTTTCAGAGGGTGAGAAGCAAAGAATTGACATGGCACTATTGTTGACATGGCGTGCTGTAGCAAAGTTAAAGAATTCTTCTAACACCAATCTGCTGATACTAGATGAAGTGTTTGATTCAAGCCTAGATACTAATGGTACTGAAGAACTGATGAAGATTCTTCATATGCTAGAAGATGTAAATCTGTATGTCATTTCTCATAAGGGTGACATATTACAAGACAAGTTTAGTAATGTAATTCGTTTTGAAAAGGTAAAGAATTTTTCGAGGATAGTGAAATGAAACAACTCCATATGTTTGAAGAAGAAAGTAGACTAGCAACAGTCTATGCCAGAGGACCTGTATCATACAGAGTATGGTGTCTTGATAGTTTAACCGACCATCAAGAGAGCATTATTTTAATAATGAACAAGCGGCAGAAGATTTTGCCGAAGAATGGGTGATGAAAGTATGAGTGAAATTATAACAATCAATACAGAATCAAATGAATTCAAAGAAGAAG